CCAGAAAGAACTGTGTCTAATCTGATTTTCAACTCATCATATGACTTGAAGTTACTGTCAGCAGTAAACTCATTTAGAGGATACTGAGATTTCCAAAGACTTTCTATGGCGTCATCATTATCTAAAATTGCAGTTGGACTATCGAACTCTGACTTATCATAGTTCCAGTATCCATCTACCTTACGGATTTTTAACTTGAAGTTTGCACCTTTCCAAAAGTCAAAAGGATTGATTGCACTTTCATCTTCAAACTCAGGTTGCATTGCAGCCATAATCTTGTCAAAGATTTTCTTCCCATAACGGAATAGAAAAACTTTACCATTGTTTTCTGGATGCTTAGAATCACTCTCAACATATATGTTTGAGTAATACTGCAACTTACGTTTTTGTTTTCTTGCAATTTCCTTATCTGATTCAATTCCAGAATTCCACAGAGCTGTGTTATGTTCTGAAACTGGGTCTTTACCCCCAACGGTAGTGAGAGAGTTCTCTATGTACCATTGACCAGTCGGCCCTTGAAAAGCATGACTCCACAGTTTTGCCCAAGGCAAATCTTCACCTTCACAAGATGGAAGAAATCTAATGACTGCATAACCATTACCAGACTTATCTAGCTCTGGTTTCCATAATCTATCGTCCTTATAGGATTTCTTTTCTTGAGGTGCAGAATCTTCTTTTACTGCATTTAGAAGTTTATCGAGCGAATTGCTCTTTCGTAATGAATCTAACGACATTTTTATCTCCTTATGTTATCGTATGTTATTGTATAAATCTTCGTATGTTATATATTCTACATTAGGATATTCACTAATCATTTTATGTATTGGATTAACCCACTTAAAATTCACAATAGTATATTCATTAAATATAGTATTAAGTTGATTATTCCAATTGACTGGATTAAATCCCTTTGCAGTTTCGGGCAGATAATTATCACTACCCTTATACACGTTATTTAGTGGTTCTTTGTAGTCACTACTGTCAAAACCTAACATGTATATCTCGTTAGCACCCCCTTGACACGCAAGGTGTAGTGCAGTATTTCCAGCAGACCAACCATTAGGATAGTCAATACCTTTGACCATATCATTATCATCAACCCATGTGATGTATATTCCTACATTCATTTCTGCTTTTAATTTTAAATCTTCATAATCCAAATCTGGATTTTGTTCCATAGCTTGTTTTACATTTGCATGAACTGTTTCTGGTTCTTTACCTTGTATAACAACATTACCTCTACCAACCCTTGATGTTTCTTTTATCAGTTCAGCTGGATTTGTATCTCTCATAATATCTACGATACCACTAAATGCTGGTAGTATTTCCCAATCGGTAAACCAACAAGTATTCTCTGAAGCATATCCAGATTCATATATCTCTTGTTGCATATTATAATCTACGGATACAAGATTATCAACCTTCATATCACGATAGACTGCATTACAACCCCATGTTTCTATACTGTTTGGTATACTTGTGGGCCAGACTTTACCTAGTCTAGATTCACCATTACCATATATTATAACTTTTTTATACACGTTTGTTGAAATGTCGTCTTGGACGATACCCTTGAGGCCACTCTGGTTGTCTAGTAGCAAGTTTCTTAACCCTCTCACCCATTTCATTATATTTAATCTGCAACTCTGAACATTCATGTTCTAACTGACGAATACGTTCTAATTGCTTCACACATTTATGTTCAAAAAAACCTTCTGAACTATTGGACATAATTTACTCCTGTTTTATTAATGTCATAAGAATCATCTTACACCTTTTTTTATCGAATGTCAAGAACTTTTTGTAGTTTTTTAGCATTTTATTTATGTTAGGCCAAACCACATCACCACTCATTTTCTTATCCCAATTCTTTGTATATTCTACAAGACTGTCAAGGATAATCATGGCTTCCATAGATACACGATTACCAAGATGTTCTTTTAATAGTCTTGGGTGTGTATCATCTGGTATTTCAAATATGTCATTGAATGAATTGTTTTCTAGTAATGGGGTTATCTCTTGTTCAAATGTGTAGGTCAAACTCTGCATACGTTTCTTCCACTCCACATAGTTCTCATCACTAAAATCACCTAACCACCCTTTTTGATTTTTAATGAAGTTTGATAATAGATAATCTTTGATTGTATCCTTGTCTTTATATTTGCGTGATGTTCGTACAAAGAAGTGTCTGTCATTACGTTTCCAGAAAGAACTTTTGGTTGCTGATGATTTACCATTGTATTTAACAAAGTCATAATCACCTTTTGCAAAGTGTGCCTTCAATGCACAATACATCTGATATACCTCAACTGCTTCCATTATCTTTCCAATGTATCCACCCAGTTACAATCATCTTATCATGTGTCTTTGATATGACACCATGATGTGTGTGAGTAAAGTCTGGAGGCCATACGATTAAATCACCCTTGACACATTCTGTTGTATGTTTTTGATAAATGAAATGTGTTCCACCATTTGGTGTGTCTGTCAAGTAAAGCATCCATACTAGAGCTCTGTTACGATTAGCATACTCTGTTCTTTCAAAATGTGGTTGTGGATATCCCATATTTGGTTTGTAATATTGTATGTTTATAGGTTCATCTATTTCAACTTGCCACTCTTGTTCTTTTATAATATACTTATTAAAATATTTTGTAATACAATCTATAAGTATTGGTTTAAAACCACCTAAACGGTGAAGACTTCCATGTGAAATATAAAGGTCTATTGAATCTTTAATTTCCTTATGAACACCACCATCTCCAGATTTACCAGCCACATGATGGTTTTTATATTTCCAAAATATATCAACTATGTTATCACAAATGTCATGGTCTACTTTATAGGTTTCTATAAAGTTCATATAGGCAATTGAGCTGTCTTAGGTAGGAAGTTTAACTCTCTAGCATTGTTCTCTATTTTTTCTTTAAGTGCTTTTGTGATAAGACTAGACACCTTATCTGGTTCAATACCATTCTTGTGGCAATACCATAAAACGGCGTCCATATGTGTTATCTTTTTTTCTTTGACTATATTTTCTATTTCTAATGAAAATACTTTAGGTGTTTGTACTGGCTCTTTCACTTCCATAACTACTCCATCATAATAAAGTTAAGGTGGGGCGTTGCACCCCACCAATTTGTACTAATTATATTTCAGCACATGCGTAACAATTGATTTCTAAACCTACTGCTACTTCTTTTACTATTGGTGATTTCCACATGAGAAATACTCCCCTTTTAACTATGGTGGACATTCTGTTGCTAGGTAGTCCACCTAAAACCCCGAATAATTATGCTGCTAGAGCATAACCTTCATACGCAAAATTATCGTTTGCATTTAGTCTTTTGACCTATAAAGCAGTCAACCTACAACTCTCCATTTCACTATATGATACCAGTCGAACCTATTTCGCCCCCTAATTCGGAACTATCTAGATTTGGTGGAGGCGTGGGGTATCGCACCCCAGTCCTGTCTACCTTTTGTTCCACTTCAACAAGTCGTATATTATATATACCACAAAAGTATTGTCTTTGTCAATAGTTAAGATAGGATTTTATTCATTAGTTATAGTGCTTAATATATTTTCTGGACTTGTTTCACCATATGGGTCATCTGGACAATTTTCCATTCTACCTGGCTCTTCCCAGAACATTTCTACAATACCATCATTAATTAGAGCTGCATATCTCCAAGACCTTCTACCAAAACTAAGATTGCTTTTGTCAACTAACATTCCCATACCTCTGGTAAATTCTCCAGAACCATCTGGTATAACTTTTACATTTTCTAACTTCTGGTCTTTTGCCCATGCGTTCATCACGAATGAGTCATTTACAGATACACAATATATCTCATCAATTCCAGTTGCTTTAAGTTTACCATAATGTTTTTCAAAACCTGGCAGTTGCATTGTTGAACACGTTGGTGTAAATGCTCCTGGCAATGAGAATATCAAAACTCTTTTACCTTTAAAGTAATCATCTGTTGTCATTTCTTGCCATTCGTATGGATTATCTCCACCCAAATATTCGTTCCTAACTCTTGTATTAAACGTAACATCATTTGGAACTTTTCTTCCTATAACCATAATTTTCTCCTATAAGTTTTTTTCTTTGTACCAGTTATCAACTGATTCCTTTAATAACGGAATATATTCTGTCTTTTCTTTAACAAACTCTTGAACTGTTCCATCTTCTGTAACGACTAACACTACAAGTTGATTGATTGCCTCACCAGTTCTTTCCTCATACATCTCAGCATAGGCTGCACATTGTATGTAATAGTTTTCAATCCATTCATCTTTCTTTTCTTTGGTTGATGTCTTGAAATCTATGATGGATAATTCGTTATCGTATTCTGCAACACAATCAACACGTCCAGCAAGACCATACTTATCACTCCATAGACCAGCCTCTAGTTTTCTGATGTTATCTATACTCTCTAGTCTACCAGAAAGTTTCTGAAACATACACCACGGCAAGAAATTCTTTTCATGTTCTTTCCATTTGGTAGGCCATTTCAGATGCATGTTATTTAAATAATCTCAGGCCATGTGATGAACTTTCGTACCACGATTAGCAGCTGTCCTTGCAATATGATTTGCAACATCTTCACCAACCCTTTTACGCCATTCAAAAAGACTCTTTTTATTTCTGATTGATAATACTGTTGTGATTGAAGGGTAGTACTGACCCTCTGGTGTTTCGTATACACGAACACCTTCTTTGTTTATTGCTGTTATAGAAGGCAACTCTACTGTTTCATGATTAAATTCCATTATATATACCTTATTTAATAGTCACGAGCTCCAATTTTCGTACCGACTGCTCTCATTCTTTCGACCAATCGTTGTGCTCTGTTATTTACTTGGCGATACCATCTGCTATCCACCATCTCATCTGCAGCTTGATTCCAATTATAAGAATCTATGCCACGTTTCATACCTTTAAATTTACTTAATCTAGTTCTACCCATATTAAACATCATGTTGGCTATGATTTGTTGTACCTCTTCAGGCAAGTCTTCAAACTTATGATATAGTTTGTTACAATCCTTGATTACTCCATCAAGGTCATTTTCGAAACATTCTGCGACTCTTTCTCTACTGACGGCAGTCCCAACTGCTTGTCCACTTTCTGCGTCAGTCTTAGTAACCAAATGACCGATACCAAAAGTAGGCAGCCCGAGATGGTCAAGATAAATGACATATTTTACTCCTTCATCTATTTCTAGTTGTTTTCTTAGTTGTTGTATATCCATTATTCTATTCCTAATCCTAATTTTGTTTTCTGAATTAAATAGCTTCTT